AACTCTATCTCTTTTTATTTCTTTAGCAATAACAGTAGGGTGTATGTCGTCAACCATTCTTGCCACCACAGCAGCAACACTTCTTGGTACTTGATATTTTTGCGCCCTACTTTTATAAGATAGTGATCCTTTTCGCAAACCTAATAAACTTGTTGTAAGGTTACATAAATTTCTAAAATTATCTTCAGCTATCATATTAAAATGGCATATCATCTGTGGTTACAAAATCTGTTGGGGTAAAACCTTTTTCTTTTTTAACATCCGTTTGGTTTGTAAACCACCAGCCATCTATTTGGTTATAGTATTTGCCATTGTATTCTCTTGAATAAACATTTACACTAATAGTAACCATATCCCCCTCATTTAGTTTGTTCATTTGTTTAACCTTTTCGCCCATACATTTAATAGCAACTATATTATTAAACTTAGCGTCTGTTTCTACTAAACAGGTTTGACTTTCCCAAGTCTTTCCTGTTTTACTTGTCCCTGCTTCAGCAGTTAATTTTTTGATAAGTTTTCCTTTGATTTCCATAATTTATTTTTTATTAATGATTTCTAAAATTTTAAATAGTTTTTTCCTATCTTCTATAATTTGTAATTTAAGATTAAGATTATTTTCCCTTAGTCTGTTGTATTCGCTTTTAAAATATTGAAGCTGATCAACATTTTCTAAAGGTGTGTTCATACTGTTTTTTGGGATTTCGCTTTCCATAATTTATTATTTAGTTAGTAAAAAAGAAAGTGAAAAGGAATTGATACAACCACAAAGTATAACCGCTGAAATTATTAATTTGTACATATCTAACCTTTTCACAATCTATGTTATTTCTTTTTAAATTCTTCTGATTCATCTTCACCAAAAACTCCAAGTTCATAAAAGCCAGTCAGCTTTAATACTGCCCTGCTCATAGCTCGTTTCTCTGCCATTTCCATTACATACCAAGTGTTGCAGTTTCCATCTTTAAAACCACCCTTCAATGCTGAGCCAAAAGTTTGTATTGATGCTTCACCTTTTAACGCATTTGCTTTTACTACACAAAAATCTCTTTCACAATTTATAACTTCATAGTCAATAGTAATATTTTCTATTGCTTGAATTTTATCAATTCCTGATCTTGTGATAATTATATAGTGTTGGTGTTTAAAAACATCTTCTTTATCTAATCCATAATGATGATACTTTTCTTTTATTTTTTCAGTTTTCATATTGTTGTAATTAACGCTTTATTATTATTCTGTTTTTCGTATAGTTCTTTATACATCTTTAAATTTCTTGCAATTCTTATATTTTCTTTTTCATTATAAAAAAAAGAACCTTCTTCTTCTACTTCATAGTCGTAAGATTCATCAAGATTAAGTCCTGTTAGTTTAATATAAGTGTCAAGAGCTTCTTCAATCTGTTCTTTAGTTCCAAATATTCTAATGCTTGGCTCAACTTTCTTTAAGTCAGCAAACCAGCCATCTTTAGATAGATTGGAAATTTTTTTATATACTCCATTATTATAAAAGTAAAAAGATTCACAAAATAGCTGATTCTCCATATACTCTAAAGCTAATCTTTCTTGTTCAATTTTTTCTTTTAACTCCATACTGTATTATCTTTAAAGTTATAGTATTCAGTTTTGATTTTAACAAATAAGTCTATTACTTGTTCATCAACAGATTTTTCTAGTAAAAATTGCTGATGCTCTTTTTCTATATTTTTCAATAATAAATAAAGTCCATCTGTGATTTTGTTGAGCCATACAGGATTTTCATTTATTACATCTAATATAGATATAATAGCTTCATCTTTGTTTGTAGCTTCTTTCATTGTGTAATTTGATAACATTTTAGTTTTATTTAATTTAACTTTGATTGACAAGGCAAAGATACATACTTTTTTTTATTTACACAATTATTTACAACTTTATTTACAAAGTTATTAACAATTTAGATGTTAATAGCGTTTTTGCTAGATAAGAAGCTTTTAGTCCTGTCTAGTATATAGGTATTAAAAAGAAAAGAAAGTGCTTAAAACGGCTTAACGGTGCTATACACTAAGCATTATTACTGCTACTATAATAAGTAAGTATATTGTAAAGAGTTTCCAAGTGGGGTTATCTTCCATCATAAAGGCATTAAAAGGTTAATAGGAAGTGTACCATTGTTAAGCACAACAGCACAGCCTATGGCTGGTTTTTTTCCTGCTTTAGCGTAATTAAAACTTAGATTAGTAAAATTAATGCCTGTTCCTACTTGAGTGCCAAATACTCTAAAGTTTCTGCCTACATAGTGTTCTGTATAGCATTGAGTGTGTAAGTGTCCTTGAACAGTATTCATCATATCAGCACGACATTTTGTTCTAGCTGTACCCCCTTCCCCGTGAACATATTGAACACCATCTTGCACATATCTTTCAACAAATTCCCAATTTGGAGTGCCTAATACTTCACTATATGATTTTAGCCAAGCTGAAGGAATACCACCTGTCATAGCTTTCCGAGCTGCCATTCTATCGTGGTTTCCGATTATAACCTTTGTTCCTACTTCGTTAAATTCATTGTACCATCTTTGAATTCTTTGTATTGCATAATTTAATTCATCACCTGCTGAAGGTAGATCAGGATTTTGTTCGTGATATGAATATCCTGCTGAATCCAGCACATCACCAATAAAAATTACTTGGTTGCAATTATAGGTTTCATATTGCTCTAAAACCCAGGGCAAATATTCATCTAAATCCCACGGACAATGAAGGTCACCAACGACTAGGATATTCCTAGTGTCGGCTTCCCTCATTTTTTTTAGTGCCACAATTTCGTGTGGCTTTAATCTGTATCTATTATTTTTTGGACTTTCCAAAATCAGCAAAAGATTGTCCTAACAACATAGCTAGTAGTGAATACCATACTTTAGATACTGCATCTTCATCAGCACCTAATGCTGCTGCAATTAATGGTACTACAATAGAACTGATTCCTAGCCATACCTTCTTAGAAGTCAATAGCTGGGTAATAATGTAATTTTTCATAGTTATTTATTTTTGATTATTAAATTAATATTCTTTGCGCCCAAGTTAATTATTTCTTTAAGTAATAATTCTAAAGCTAAAGTTGAATTGCTAACAAAGTCTTGTTGAGTTCCTAGTCCTACTAGAATACATCCTCTTGTGTCTTTAGCTGAATTACCCCTATGGAATAATATATATGAACGGTCTTTTACGTCTTGCACTAATAAGTGCAAATAATCTCTAGTTGCACTTTCTCTTGGGTATCTTAGTCTTACTTTATATTCTCCTGTTGGAATACAAGAAATACTTCTTTGATTATCCCTATAAGGAAGCTCCAAAGTGTCGCACATTTTTTCCCCATTTAAAAATAATTCACCAATAGTAGAATTATCAGTAAAGGTTTCCCTTAAAATTAAAAGATTGATATTGGATTTAGAGATAATAGGTTTTGTAGATTTTACACCCCTTAACCTCTTTAACAAATTCTTTACGCATTTTAACTTCACTTTCTTTAGTTTTGTTATACTTAGGATTTGTGCTATTTAGTTTTCTTTTCTTCATTTACACCCTTTAAATTTTTCACCATCACACCAACCTAGACAATAAATTTGTCCTGTTAGCTTGTATATAAGATTGCATATTAGTTTTTTCATTTTTTGAATTTAAAAAATTTATAAATTGTAAAGCATATTGCTAATACTAAAGATACTAGAGTTAGTATCTCATTACAATCAGTTATGCTAAAACCGATTGCGCTTCCGTTAGCTATTCCTACTTGTAGCGTGTCTTTTAGATCTGTCATCTTTATTTGATTTTGGCTTACTTTCCAAGTAGGATTTTAGCTTAGTAATATTTATTTGTTTTGGTTTATAATGTTTCTTCATTAAGTTAAGTCAGGTGTTAAAAAGTTTCTTAATGTTAGTTTAGTTCCTTGTGGTGGAGTATCAAGGTTCATTCCTGCATAGTAGTTTTCAGTTGAAGGATTAACATCTGCACCTGAATTTGTAGAATATTCAGGAAAGCTACTTGTGTTGTTTTTAATGTAGTCAATCATTCTTTCACGATAGTAACTAGCTGTGTTCAAAATTTCTTCTCTAAGGTGTTGTGCTTCTTCTGTTGTTAAAGGATTTCCTGTTTCTGATGTTTTAGAATAAATATTACCGTTTTCAACTTTAAATCTAAGATATGGTAAAACGTGATATAAAGCATATCCAGGCAACATATCCCCAATGTAATCATCTACCAAAGTCTTGTAAGCTCCTGCCAAAGTTCCTGCAATAATTTCGTCTTTCAATTTTTTCGTTAAGTCAGTTCCTAGTGCTGTTTCAACATATAATTTTTGACTTTCTCGTACTCCGAAAAGTAATAAATCGTCATCTACATTTAGATTAACTGCTGTTGAATCCTTTAACTTGCTTTCTGATATAAATAAAACGTATGCCATAATTATCTTGGTTTTAAAAATCCTTTGTTCTTCATTCTTTTTGGTGGTTTTGCTACTAAAGGACTATTTTTTTTAGCAGTAAACCCTTCTGATCTTGCTTTAGTATATCCAATTAAATCTGCATCTTCTATTTTTGTTGTTCTTGACTCTCCTATTGTAGTTTTAAAGATTTGTCTTAACCAAAAATGCTGACAATTACCACCGCCTTTATATTTAAAAATATCGTATTTTAAAGCACCTTTAGCACCCCATCCTATGTTTCTTTTTTGCCTTTTAGAATAATAGTAATCATTCACAACCTTATTGCTCATAGCTTGTATATCTTCCTTTCTATACAATTTTTTAGCACCCATCATCTGTCGGCAAAAACGTCTTTTTTCTCCTGTTTTATTTACTAAAAAATTATCTTCTGCATAAACATATCTAACTCTAAAATAATCGCCTGTTTTTTTGCTTAATCCATCTTGTTCTGATTTTCTTTCAGGCTTTGGACTTCCTGTTGAAGCCAACTCTATTCTCTCGCTTGCAACATCATTTAACACCCCTTCAAAATCAAAATCTAAATGCTCATCTTCTACCTTTTCTTCTTCTACTAATTCATAACCTTCAGGAATATCTTGTCCAAATTCTTCAATAAACTTAGAAAGTTCAGTTGCTGGAGAATGTTCCTCACAAGCCATATAGACTGTTTTACCGTCTAATTCGTGTTCGTGGTAGCCTTCGCATCCTTTTTTTTCTGCAACAGCTAGAGCTTCTTCTATGGTGTCAAATACAGGCTGTCCATCTATCATTCCAACTTTGCTAAAATCTTCTCTTATTTCAACGTCTAACGGTTTTAACCCCATTTCTGTTCTTAGTTCATCTTCCGTCATAATTCCTTTTAAGTCCTCAGAAGTAAACGTAAGTGTAATTGGTTTTAACTGAACAAAATCAACAGGCAAATCCATATCATTTACTGAGAATAAAGTCTGTAAAGTGTTTTTGATATTTAATTGAAATGGAATTATTACGGTGTTAAGATAAAAATTAAAGGCTGCATTAAGTTCATCTACATTTGATCCTAAACCTGTATCGTTTTTAATACCCATAAGCATAGGGCTTGTTACCCTGTGTCCTGTAAGGATATTTTGAACCAAAAGCTCTTGAAGTGCTAAATACTGCTTATCTGCGTCAGAAACGCTTATAGGTGTTATCTCAGGTGTTCTAGTCTTATCATCTGAAAAGGTTAATATAAACTTTCCTGAGTTTTTAGCTCCTGTAAATTTATCTGTTAAACTTTGCTCTACTTGTCTGCGTTCTTCAGCAGTTGGTACTCCATTTGCGAAACTGATAAAATAGCTACCACTAAAACCGTTCTCTATATTGTTTAAGTGAAACTCTGCAACCCTTTGATCTACTAAAGCCCAATTACACGCAGCTAAATAGTCAGGTGTATGGTAACAATCCATATTAGGCGAATAAGCTCCTGTATATAATAACTGACTTCCTGATGTTCTATCGTTTACATTAAAGGCTGCTATTGGATAAGGTTTATGCGTTCTAGTGTTACTCCAATCTGCTGATATAAAATAAGTGTCTATTTTACCTATTTCATTTGGTCGCCCTGCTCTTACCCTCTCAACAGGAACGTGATATACTTCTGCTATTTCAGTTCTCTCTCTATTCCATACAACGTGCAAAGCATAAGCTCCTTGTAGCTTAAAATCAAATGCCACCTTTTTTATTACTTGGTGTAAAGATTCTTTAGAATTAGCGTGACGCATAAACTTTTTAAGTTTGACATAAGTGTCTAAGCTAGTGTCCTCATCAGAAACGACTAAGTCCTCAGCAGCAATCATTTCTGCTGTTGCGTTTATGATAGCAGCGTGTGTTGAAGAATTGTAATATAAGTCAATAAGGAATTGAGGATAAAGATTTTTCCAATCTTCTGTTCCATACTCTATGTAGTCACGACCTCTAACTTCTTGCACTATTGGTGCTGTTGCTGTTTCTAAATTTACTGAAATTAATCTGTCTTTCATAATTTTGTTTTTATATACCTGATAGTCTATCGTTTACATTAGCTGTTAAAGCTGATGATGTTGAACTGTATATCTGAACTTCTTCCATATCTCCATCATAAGCATTAAGATCTGTTTTTCTTACCCCAAGACAATCTATGTCCACCGTTCCTGCCTTTGTTTCTGTGTCAGTTTGTTTGACACCATCTTTCCATAAAGTTATAAGATTTGAACCATCTCTTGTAAATACTATATAGCAATCCCCAAATGTACCACTATTTAAACTAAAATCAGCAGCCGATCCATCAACTTTTATTCTAATCGTACTAGAGTTTGTGATTTTCATAAATTCGTTAGCTGTTGTGTTATCAGCTATAACTACATTACTAAAAGCAGTAGGTGTTATTTTAAGACCTATGGTAAATTCCCCTGATAGACTAATTTGCCCTGATGTTTGTAGATTTTGAGTTGCGCTATTACTAAAGGTTAAAGTTCCTGAAGAATAAGCAGGTTGTTCACTAGCAGTAGCTTGTACCATATGGTAGTTGTTACTAGAACTATCCGCCCATTGACTAACATTAGAACCATTTAAAGTAATTCCCACAGCGTTTTGATACCACGCTTCTAAACTAGATTCATCATCAGGCGACCAAACACCCTGAGGTCTTATTGATGATAAACTTAAATCTAATCCTAACTTTAACATATCTTATGTAGTTGCTCCTTCAGAATAACCTACTCCAACACCACTTGTAAGAGTTATAGCTGTCACATTCATAAAGAGTGTTGTTCCAGCAGGTAGTGTAGTTTGTAAAGCCGCTTCACCTGTTGCATCTGCAACCGTAATAGCTGACACTACACTTTCAACAGGAAAATAGACACAATACCAATCTTTACCTGATTGTGCTGCTGTTGTAAAAATTTCTGTATTTCCGTTTTTACCTAGTTGTTCTGTTAATAATTGTTGTACATTTTCTATTGCCATTTTTTTTATTTTTTATTGTCCGTAATATATATAGTTAGTTCCACTTGGCTCTTGCCTTTGAGTGTATTGAACTTGTGCTGTTCCTGCTTTATCTGCTACATACATCTTGCCCTTAGTTACTAAACCCTTAACCACCCCCTTAGTATCAGCAGGTGGTGTTAAGACTTGTGTTTCGTTTGCAGGCGCATTTTCCGCATCTAAAGTAACTGTGCCTACCCAACTTACTTCGTAGCATTCATATTTATAAAATCCTGAAGGTATTAGTTTTGTTTTGCCTGTATAAACATTAGGAGTTGTATTATATTCAAATCTAATCTCAGTATATCTATCATTTATTGTTTCTGCTACTCCATACGCATATTGAACCGACTTATCCATATCATTAGTAAACTTCATTAAGTGCCTAATTTGGGTTTTAGCAACAGCAGTATTTATTCTATTGTCCTCAGTTTGTATATAAACTCTAAAGCCTGTTTCTGTTGTAGCTTGTATCATATATTAATATAATAGAAAAGTCAAGTATTTATTTGCCTTATAAAAGAAAAGAGGGCATAAAGCCCTCTAATCAAGAATATATGAAAACTAAAATAAGATTAATCTATATCTACTGATACGTTAGTAAATGCAGTATTGTCAAATGGATTCGTGCTATAAGGTGCTACAATAGCAGCAGGGGTTTCCTCCATTCCATCAAAGGTTAATGTATAACCTGCCCTATCCCCCCAAGCCGTTCCGCTATCTTCTGTACCACTATTTAAGTACATACCGTTTCTTGCACCTAAACAAACGATAACATCTTTACCGCCTGATTGTTGATATAATTGTGCAAAGACTACAACTTTAGTAGTTCCTAAAAGTTTAATTTCGTTTTGATCTTCTTTTGTAAATTGGTTAAGGACTAATGTAAGCTGTGGAGCGTACATAATAGTTCCTGTGTCACGAGTTCCTGTAATTGTTTCAGTTAGTGATGAAGTTCCAATAGGTGTAGCGTATCTTTTAAGACCTGTTCCTGCACCCATTTCAATATCTGTAACTTCTCCTGACGCAACTACGATACCTGTACCGTATATCTCACCTGTTGAAGCGTTAGCGTTAAAATCATCATAAACTCCAAAATAAACATACTTAATTCCACCCTGTACTCTATCACAGGTTAGTCCTCTACCTTTTGTTAATGCTGTACAACTCATATTTTTTTATTTTTTAAGGTTAAAGGAGCAAGGGTTTTTACACCCCTGCTTCTATTAATTAAGTTTATTACGATTGTCTAACAATGTCAGCTCCGACACCTGTTTGAACACCACCAGAATATCTAGCTACTAAACGCATATTGTCTGAACCATCTAATTGAGCCATATCCATTAAAGTAATTCTAGTTGCATCTGATAAAAGGTCAGTTCCGTAGAATAGATTAGACTTTTCAGCAGCTACTAATTGGTTGTCCGCCATTCCAGGACAAACTGCAATCTTATATCCTTCAAATACAGGCTCGTAATCTCCGTTCATATTGTAAGCATTAACATATCCTAATGTAGATACTGCTGAAATATAGTAACCATAAGTTTTGTTATTCATATAGATATGCAAATCATCTTTTCCTAAAATTGCAGGAACATTCCCTGCCATATCAGTAGTCAAAGTTTGTAAGTTAGCTATAATATTAGCTGCTGTATAAGCGGCTGAGGCAGAAGATTGAATTACAGTTGCGTCAACACCTGGTAAAAGTAAACCTGTTGCTGCACCCAAGAATCCATTAAATTTACCCGCTACTGCAGTTCCTTCCCAAATACTTTCTTCAGTTGCTTGTGCTATAATTTCTCCCATATAAGAGATCACATAGTCATCAAAAGATGCTGGTGGTGGAGCACCTGCTCCTGCTCTCATTTGTAATGCTTCCCAAGAATCTAGTAAAGTTCTTTTGCAAAGGTCTAAGTTAATTTGTAAGTTTTTAGGTTCTAAAACTTTTTCAGTAAGTGCTAAAGTACCTGCATCAGTAAAATCACAAGTAGCATCTGCAACTACTGAAGAACCTGCCATACGTTGGATGTTAGACTTATACTTGATGTTTTCTATCATAGTTAAGTAGTCTAAACTTTTCGCTTCTTTTAAAGCTGCCGAAATGTAGAATCCTGCTGCTTTACCTGCGAAATTTGATGTTGTAGTAAACGCCATAATTTTTTCTTTTTTTTATTATTATTTATTTAGGTTATATATAAATCTTTCTTGCTTAGAAAGTTTATTGTATTCTTTTCTGCTTAGCACAGGTTTTTCTGAACTAAATTTGTTAGTATTGATCGGACTGTCAGCAGGTGATTCTGCTAATTCCGTTTTAAGTTTTTCGTTTTCAGCTTTTAGTTTTTTAATTTCATCTTCTGCTGAAAATTCAACTACCTCAGTAGTTTTAGTAGTAACTGTTTTAGGGCTGTCTGACCTTTCTACATCTTCAGGAGTTTCTTCTGACATTTCTTCAACATCACCTGTTTCTCCTATTTCTCTTTTAAGATCAGCTACTGCGTCCTCTAGGTTTTTGATTCTTTTCTCCATACCTTCCCAATCATCAACTGCTGCTTCATCATCATCCTCTCCTCTATCCTCCCCCATTTCTTCTTTCACCTCTTTTTCTTCTGTCGCTTCAACTTCTTCTTCAGTTTCAGATTCCATAACTTCAGCAACTACACCTTCTTCTTCAACTCTAAAACTTACACCATCTTCAGTTTTATAAGTTCCGATTGGCATTGGAATTGTAGTTCCGTCCTCTGTGAGAACGCTTATGTCTGAGCCGCTTTCTAACACTTCTGCGGTAGATACATAAATCGTGCCATCAACTCCTTTAGATTGCCACTCTAATTTAATTTCTTCTTCAGCTTTATTTAAGCCAAGAGCTACTAATATTTGTTCTTTAATGTCCATAGGTTCTTTTTTAATATAATAGAATAGTTATTTATTTGTTTGATTTTCACGGATAATTTCGTTTAGTGCTGATAGTATTTCTTCATCAGTTGGTTGTCTTTCTGACATTTTTTCCATCTTATCAGTAAAGTATCCTTCAATACTTAATCCTTTCAACTCTCCTGATTTAATCTTACCCCACAACTCCTCGTTGTCGATACGCATTTTCACGAACCAAGTGCCATTCGGGAGATCGTAGCCATACAATTTCGACTTATCTTGATCACCTTCCTTAATCCAAGATTCAATAGTCAAAACTCCAGATACTCTTTCGTTGTGTTCGTGAGTAGCTTTATGGTGATTGTTATGTTTTAAATATAATTCAGATGCTTTTCTTACTGTGTCAGGACTAAAGTAAACATAGTAATCTGAATCGGTGTTAGGATCATATCTAAATATCTGCTTGTTAGGTATTAAAGCAGGACTAACTAGCATACGCTTTTCTTCATCTACTTTAGCAAATGTCAAGTTGTTTTTCTCTTTACCAAAGAATACAAAGTCCTGTTCTATTGCTGGAGAGTTTACTAAACTGATAGCATCAATAGCTAGTTCTTGACTATCATCTGCTATTACTAATTCTACTATTTTAGTGGCGGATTTAGTTTCTTTCATATTAATATCCTAATTTTTTAGCTGCATCAGGAACTTCAGCATCAAAAAGTTTTATTGCAATCTCAGCTCTTTCTAATTCATCAGGTTTTTGTGATACTCCTAATTGCTTTAATTGTTGTTCAACTGATTTAATTGCTGATTTTAAGTCCACTTTTAAATCCTCACCTCTAGCATAAGCATCTTTGTATTTTTCATTTCTTCCTACCAATTTATCTTCTGCTTTATTCCTTCGTCCTGCTAATTTATCTAATTTATTAAATGCATTATCGTAAGATTTTTCACTAGCTACCAACATTTTTTTAGCAGCTTCAACATCTTTTGTAGCTAAAGCAACACCATCTTCTGCTCTGTCTGTTAATGCACTTTGCTCCTTTACTAATTCTTCAGTATTATCATAATCATTAATAAGCATTTGAATTTGACCATAATCATTTTCCAACTGATTTACGACTTTGTCCATTTGACTAGCTAATTTTTCTAGCACTTTAATACTATTAAAATCAAATCTTTGTGAACTTAAATTAAATTCTTTTAATTCTTTTTCGTATTCTGCATAAGTCTTTTTTCCTAGTGGTGTTGGTTGCATTTTACTATATTTTTTAGGGTTAGCTTTTTCACATTCGTCTTTAGTGGCGTATTTACACTCTCCAGTGTTCCCCCACTTATACTTTCCGTCTTTACATTCTTTACAAGGCATATTATATAATAGATTTAATTAATATTTATTTGATTTTTAAATTGTAGCTCTACGTCTTATGTTGGCTAGTTGGTCTTGGCTGTTAGTCATTTCATCAGTTACAACAAACGCCCTCACAGCTTCAGGTGCTTGTGCGCCTGTCAAGTCAAAAGCTCCTGACATCATTTGTGGTGCTGGAGTATCACTACCAACCCCTGTTGTACCCATAGAGCCACCGCCACCAGGAACATCTGTTTCCATTATTTTCTGAACATTAGCAAGTCCTGCTGCAATAATCCCTGCGCCTGTAACATACCCTGCTATTCCCCCTTGGGCAAATGCCTTGTTAGCACCTACATAAGTGTCTATAATAGCTGACGCAACAGCTAATTCTTTATTATCCCCAGCGAGTGCTGATAAACTACCTGCAAGTCCTGAAAAGGCTTCTAATTGAGCATTTGTGTTCTCTCTTACAATGTCCTGTTGTTGTTTGTTATATTGCTTAGTAATTGCAGTTGTGTCCATTCCTGATTTCTCAGCCATTTTCTTTTTTTCTTCATACGAAGCCCTAAGTTCTTCTAACTCTCGCTGCATACCTGTCATTCCTTCTGCCCTAACTGCATTTTGAGCTTCTTGAAGTTCTTTATTTAAAGAAACCTCATTAGTCAACTGCTCACTTTTAAACCCTGCAATTTGAGCTTCAACTGCTGCTCTATCATTTAAAGCAGTTTGATAAGCGGCTTGTAACTCTATGTTGTCCTTATTAGCGTCTGCTTCTAGCTTTGCTGCTGCAACCCTTTGATCTGCCAATTTTAACATCTCTACTTCCTGCTTTTCTAAAATTTTACCTAACTCCTTATTTGCTTCTATTCGTTTTGCAAATGTTTTAGTTTCATCATCTCTAATTTGCCTTTGTTTCTCAGCAGCCAAATCATTCTCTTCAATTAACCCTTGTATTTGCGCTTCTGCTAAAGCAGCGTTGTTTTTGGCTTCTACTGTTGATTTTGCCATCTCCGCATTTGCCTTTATAGATACCTTACTTATACCTCCTATAACTTTTTCTCCAATAGCACCTATTTCTCCTATTGCATCACCAAAATTAGTAACAATATCCTTCCCTGCATTTAATGTTTCCTTAGCAACATCCTGAATAGACGTTTTAGTTTCTTTTATACTATTAGTCAGGCTTTCAATTTTATCTTTATCCTTCCCACCTAAAGGGCTTTTTTCCCAAGCTAACATTAATTGTTCAACAGATAATTTAATGCCATAAAAAGACAGCTTTAGTGGAGAGAGAGCTACGGTTACTAACCCACTCAAAACTTTACCTAAGCCATTAAACCTTTCAGAGCTTTTTGTTACCCAATTATAAGTATCTACTAAAACATCTACTACTTGATTAAACGTAATAGAAACGGTGGTCATTACAGTATTAATAGCGTTCATAACTTTTTGGTTACGACCTAAAGCTTCTTTTAACGCAACAAAAGCTGCTATAATTAAGCCAATTCCTGCCGCCTTTAATGCCGTCCCTACACCTTTAACAGCCTTTCCTATTCCCCTAAAACCACCTGCTGCTTTATCGGTTGCTTTGTCTAACTTTTTTACATCTTGGGTTACTTCACCTACATTTGATTTTACTTCTAATTCTAATACTTCTTTTGCCATAATTCTGTTTTTTATACTTTCATTTCATAAAGGTTAAGGGTGCAACTCCAACTTATATTCATATCTGCTGCTCCTGTTACTTGAAATAGCATATTGCTACCACTAAAAGCAGCATTTGCTGTCCACCCTGTTACCGTTCCTGTGCTTAAAATTACAGGTGTTGATTCATTAGCTGTTGTTTCATAAACTATCCCACTTGTTGTTAAGAATATTCTGTCATCATCTGAACCTGCTGCTGTACCACCTGTTCTTACTCCTACTACTTTAGCTTCAAAAGACGTAAAGACATTCCCTGAGCTTCTTTCTATTGTTGTTACACTAGGATCACCATTTACAAATAAACTTGTAGCTGATTCATCTGTTGTTGTTCCTGTTAAAGTAATCACAGAACTTTGTGCATACCCCTTGCCTGCCCCATTAAATCCACCACCACCAATAACCACTTCGCCTGACCTATTTGCTATTCCATAGTTTCCGAAAACACAAGCATTATTTACTCCATTAGCAATCTCATTACTATCACCTATTATAATGTTGTTTCTTGAATTTCCTTTTACTAAATTTCTTTCACCCATTATATAGGTGTTATTAGTACCTGTTTCCGTTGTGTTTTGAAATCCCTGTATATTATTATTTTCGTTGCTTGTGTTAAGCTCTAGATTGGTGCTATACTCAAAAGCCTTACAAGTTCCTGTTGATTTGTCGTATCTATAACCATACGCTTCACATTGTTGTTGATTGGGTGCAAAGTCATTTGTGCCATCAGTAAAAAATACAACCCCTGAAGGTGCTATAAAATTAGGTTTTACAAAATATCCTGTTAAGTATGGTATTGCCATTATGGTATTAATATAAATTCAACGGTTGATAAATCATTTGGTTTGTACTCAATTTTATTAACTCTAAATTGCCTGTTTTTAATAAACACAGTATCATAAAACTTGAAGGTATTTATATCACCAGCAGTTAGATTTACTTTTAAAGTCATAGTTCTTGTGTCAGGGTTGTACAGTTCATTAAGATAGGGTAGCCAATAAGTATTAAATAAGTTTAAAGGAGTTGGAGAACCAAGACCAGGAAACAACTGACATACTCCAAAATGAAAATCTCTAGTGTCAGTTGCAGCAGGTGGCGAACTTAAAACAGTTGGCACATCTGACAAGTGGCTAAATTGTAAGTAAACCAGAGAATTTTCTGAACCTTTACCATTTTGCTCAGGTATATAATAAGAACCCTTAGACATAGTAACACGCCCATTGTTATACATTATTCGTGGGCTATTGTCAAAGCCCTGTGTAGTGTCATCAGCAGCGTTGTAAGAATATAGTGCAGGCACAATAAGCTCTGTAAATTGTGGCATTAATGCTTTAGGTACTGTGGCTGCAAATGGTTCTGCTATTATTTCTTCTTCACCTTCTAAGACACTTTGTAATCCACCTGTTGTTAGTGTGGAATCGTATATTTGACTTCCATACAGGTGTTTAGTGCTTTTTTTGTAATTAGTAAACACCCAATCTTCGTCATCTTCTACAAATTTAAAGATAATTTTTTGGCTTAAATCTGTAAGAGGTGTAAGTTTAATTTCAGAAACATCTATTTTTTGTGTCCAATCGTGTTCAATACTTCTAGCTTTTAAGGTTAAATCATTTATATTCCCACTATTAGTATTGTTTATAAATATATCTCCATAAGGTTCAATTAAAATATTGTTAGGGTTTTGATCATCAGGAATGCTAATTAAATTGAACATTTTCATTATCCCTTTCAAAAATTCCCATTGTCCTAATTCACCTCTTAAAGTTTGTAAATATGCAAAATTAAATGATGATGATATACCTTCTCTCCAAGAAACAAAAGCACCCCACGCAGGAAATGTATTTTGTAGTTGTCTTATTACACTTCCTGCACCTGCTTTAAACTGTGCTTGTAAGGTGTCACCATTGTTTAGTTGAATACCAAAACCCCCTGCATAATTATAAGTAGAATTAGCTGCTATCGTAATTGTTCCTGTATTGTTTATTGGTGTTGTGTTATGCAGCCATTGAAACTCTACTGTTTGTGAAGAACCTGACGTATTTTCAATCCAATATTGATAGCGTACCGTATATGCTTCATTGGCTGTTGTTGAAGTCAGTATGTTAGTTCCAAAGTTATAGTTCGGTGGAGCAGCACCCCCAATCAAAGGAATATTATAACCTAATTGTAAAACGCTAAAACTTGTTGTTGCATAATTTGCTGACATCCCTGTACCTTGATTAAAGAGGTAATAAGACTCATAATAGTTCTGTTCGTTTTCAAGAGGATTGTTAGTGCTACCCCAATTAAAGTCCATAAATAATTTCTTAAAATCATCAGTATTAAAGAAATTACTTGTGTAAGAAAAAGGCACATCATCTTGGTTAAATATCCTGTCTATTAAATATTTAATTTGAATAAAAGGTCTAAATGCTTGTTCTAAATAAGTTAATTCAGGTTGTCTATTATTTGCGTTATTTCCTGTTGCTCCATTAGCAATTAATATTTGATGATTCCAATCTACAAAAGGATATTTTAAAACATTAGTTTGACTTGCACCATAAGCAGGTTGGTTTGTAGTGTCATAAGCAAAACTATCTACTGACAAAGGGGTGGTTAGCGGAAGTCCTGTTCCTGATGATGGTTCATACCAACTATTTTTAATACTGTCTTTATCGTAGGTGTGAGCTAACTCTTGAAAATCTATATCATTGAACTTTTTATCTTTTAATATATCTGCTAAAGTTGTGACTTGTGAATAAAGATTTACATTATAACTAATTTCTCCTTCTTTATCTTGTATGTCAATCATTTTTAAATGCCCTTCAAATATAACTAAACCTTCTTGTTTTAAAATACATTGTGTTTTAGCATAAGGATTGAAGGTGATACGAGCCGCATTACCTAATGAAGTTCTTGTTACATCAAAAAGATTTTCAAATATTTGGTTGTTTCTTTTTGTTGCAGGCAACATAAATGCCTTTGAATAAGATTGTACTTGTTCTGCTGCATTTTTAAATTCATCAACACTTAAAGTTAAGGGTATTTCTTCATCTTCGTATAAATCACATATTACTTGACCGTCACCCAATATCTCAATAACCTCAGAATTGCTTTGCCCTGCTGGGAGTAAATATACTTTGTCTAAAAATATATTTCCTGATCCAGCACCCCTTGTTTCAATTAATATTGTTTCGTTAGTTTCTGTGGCTGTAAATGTCCAAGAAGTAGCTGAAACCCCACTAAAAACATAAGGACTTACAGCATATCCGTTACTCCATATCTCACTAAACCTTATCTTGCCTGTCGTGAATATACTAAACTCAGCAGTAATTGTGTATTGCGCTCCAACTGTTAAATTTGTAACCTTTTGATAGATTCCTGAACGTGCATCACTATTATTCACAATATTAAAAACTGCTGCACCACCTGTGGTATAAGGCACATTAGGGTAGCAACCACTAGATGTGCAGTACCTATATTTATACCAAGTATTTGGAACAGTAGCAGGATTGTAAAAAACAAGGTTAAATGGCACAGAACCCCAGGCAGGATTAGTAGTAGAAACTATTGATGCTGTATTAACACCAACAAAAGATTCTCCGTCTACTATAAATTGATTAGGTACACCTATAAAAGAGTTATAAGAACCTTCATAATTTTGTGGAAATAATATTAATTGTACACTCATTATATATTCTGTGTTCTTAATGTTTTACTTTTCTCTATTTCAAATGTATATTGAATTAATTGGTCATTAGCTTTTGTCTTTTTAACAAAGCTAGAATTAAGAACTCTTGTAGGTGTAACATATTGGCTTAATTCATAAGAATAAATACCACTAGATGTTGCTGCTTGTGTTCCTTGTAGTATGTAAACTTCAGGACTATTCATTAGTTCTTCAAACATTACATTATAATTCTCAGTAATAAAATCTGTGTTGATTTTTAATTTTTCAGTAGCATTTCTTCTAAAAGATTTTTTGCCACCATTTTGATTTGCATACTTATAAGTCGCTTCATTCCAAGTACCGTTTAGTTGTGTGTAAGTGCTGCCCTGTGTGCTGATAGTTCGGACTGACTTTTGAGTGAAAGTATAGTAATCCCAAGCACCCCATTGATTCAACCAGCAAAGTCTAACGCTTTCATATCCTTGTGTGTTAGGACAGTTTATATATATTGTAACAGGCTCTAGTGTATCAGTTCCTGACGCATCTTCCATTTGTATCACATAGTATGTCATTCCCCAACTAGTTGCATTATCCCACCAAGTACCTTGTAAATTTGCAGGAAAAGCAGCAACATAGTTTATTTGCTTTTCAGCGTCATCAGTCCAACCACTATAACCACCATTAGTATTAAAAAAAATCAAATCTTTTGTTGTTCCATAAGCTGAACCTGCTGCATTATAAGCAGTTATTTTTACTTCGTTAGTATCTACCCTTTGGGCAGCAGTAAGTGTCATAAATGCTAGTGTTCCATAATCTTCTACATTTGCATATTGAGTTGTCGGTGCATTTGTAAGGTATCTTCGTGTTGCGTTACCAGGATAAAAGTCACCAGGATCATAACCAAAGTTCCCTGAGCTATGAACAGAAATAATATCTGTATATTTAAGATACCCATTCCAAAACTTATAAGGCAAAGTGTTTTGTGCGCCTGTTGTTATAAGCTGTCCAAAAGTAGAAGAACCTGAAACCTGATCCAAATATTCTACTTTAAATTGAATAACTAAATTTCTTAAAATATCTGTGCTTCTAGAAAAAGCGTCAATAAGGTGGACAGGCAAATCAACAGAAGGGGTTGCTCCGCCAAATATAGCAGTTGAAGAAGCTATGTGATCTGCCTTAACGTAATTCTCTAACACATTTCTTAAATTAAATATCCCAACTCCTGCATTATTAGGTGTTGTTTTAAAAGTTCCAATAATATCATTGACAGATGATGGGTTTGGCTGTGTGGCTGCTATATGTACTTCAGCTATGAATTTTACTTGTATCTGATTTGCTACTGCATCATTATTAGATACCACGAATATCACATCTTGCCCCACAGGGAAAGTTTGAAATGCTGGGATTTGCTCTATTACACAATTTGCCATATTTTTTTATTTTGTAAATGTTGTTATATAAGTTGATACATCTTTTTTAAATTCTTTTAACAGGTTTTCTTGTAATTCTTTATAGTTAACCCCTAATGGTTTTGAAAAGAAGCTAGTGCTTTTTATTCCTTTTATTTTAATACTTCTAGCAATCAAAAACGATATGCTTTTTCTTGAAACAAATCTGCCTTTTTCATCTCTTGGAGCTATCCCTTTTTTAACTATCCACTTATCTAAAACCCTGCTTGGTGGTTGCTTGGTGGTATATGTATAAGGGCTTGATTTAATCTTAGTTCCATCAGAATATGATATTGGGTTTTTATTTCCTGAAACACCTTTATCTACAAAAGTACCATAGTCCGCCATATAAAACCTAACACTAAAACCATTAGGATCAGGGCTAACTTCTGTTCTAAGTGAGCTTGCTAATTTTGTGCTTCCTTTTGTAGATTGTAGTATGCGCTTAGAATCTTTTAAAACATTACTAGCAAAGCTATTTAAGTACCTTTCTAAATTTTCAGTTTTCATTATACACTAGCTACAAATATTTCTACATCTACATTAGCAGATGCTCTTGGTCTTACCTGAATGCTTGTTATATCTTCTAAAGTAGGAAAATTAGGTGTTGTGTCAGCTTCAGCGATTGCTGCTGTATCTGCTTGACATAATATATGTGATGTTCCTGCTGTCATTACTACCTGGTAGTTAGTGTTTTCAGTTACTATTGCTAAGTCTATTACTCCATCTGCTGTATCAATATTAGTTACCCTAATATATTTACAGTTCTCTAAGTCTAAAGCACCTGCACTTCCATACACATTACTGTTAAATGTAGCTATTGTAGTTGTATTAGAATGAGGGCAAGTTACTACCCTTTCAAATGTGTCTTCAATACTTGTTACTGTTAAATTATTTGATGAACCTCTAAGTGAGCCATTGATTGTTACACTCTCGGAAATTGTTACTACTAAATCTGCCATTTTTATTTATTTTTTATTAATTCTAATATTTTATTTATTTTATCTTTAATCTCATTCATATTATCAGCGTTCCTTTCGTGGTGCTTTTCAAAAGTGCTTTTTACCTCTCTAACACTAAAAAAAAAGAATTGATACAAAGCATAAAAGCAACCCACTAGCAAAACTAAGGTTACTCCATATCTTTCTATTAATTCAAATATCTCCATTACAATTTAATCTTTATTGTTGGTGGTATTATTTTTATTTCTACTTTGCCTATCTTTATTTTATTTAATCTATTTAATAGTTTCAACATTAATATCCTGCTCCAGCATCAGTTACAGGAATTGTACAAGTATCAAAATTATTTTGTGTTCTTATTCCTATTGTAAATGTCCACCCACAAAGTAAGTTATCAAACCTTTCTTGGAATGGTTCTATTGTAAATTGGTCTTGTGTAAAATACAATGGTGCATTTATATCATTATCACCTGCTAATGATTGTCTTGAGCTGTGTCTAAGCATACCAATAAAGTCAGTACATATTTCTAAAGTTTGATTCCATACCTGCTGCTCGTTGTTCTTAGGATCAACCAACTTAGTTAATTGTTCTGCTTGATACGTTTGCCAATCATCTTTCTCACTTACAAGGTCACAGATAAAAAGCTGAAAGTTATATATCAATTCTGCATCACCTGTTGTTACTGACGTTGGGTTAATATGCAGCAAAGGCATTTTCTCCATCTTCTCTAAGTTGATGTCAAATATATCCCCAACAGATACTGTGCTTATTTGATTATGATATTCTCCTAATCTACATAAGGTGTCTATTACGTTGTTGTATGTCTTATTGGTTATTGGCATATTTTACCTTGTTTTGTGTTTGTAAATCTGTTTCATAACTTAACCAAGTAAACGCTTCTAAAAGGTTAAGTCTTGTTATCTTTTCTAACTTTGATATATCGGCATTACATAATCTGTACATCACTCCGAAATATCCCCACTTTTCTGCGAAGGATTCTGTTGCGATTGCTTCTTCATTTCCTTCAGCCGTTCCATCAAATATGATGGCAAAATCATTGACAACACGCTTCCTAAACTCCAAAAAAAAACCAGCGCACTTTGCACTTGTTCTGCTGACATCTTCTTCATCTGTTCCGCCCTTATGGATATATTACCATCATAAGCTTCTATGGTATAAACTCCACTATCTGTTTCTTCTGTGATAGGTCTGTAAAGTATTGCCATCACTTCAGGTAGATTCTTTTCAATGTCCTGCTTTATAAATGTTTCCAAATCTGCCCACTCTCCAAGAGTAATAGAATTTCCAAGATCAGGGTGAAACCCATACCTTTTACCATCTATTTCAATTATCCTTTTTAAAGAACCACCTTGCTGCTGTTGAAACTCAGACAGCTTATTCATTATAGCCACAACATCTTTTAACTCCAACTGTTTTATCAGTTGTTTTGGAATTGTAGATAAGGCTGCTATTGTTTCTTCTGCTTCCTTTGTCTTTGTTTCATTTTTAAAATCAATTAACTTTAACCACTTTTCTAATGTTACATCTTCCCAACTGCTAATTAATTTAAACTGCTTTGTCTTACCTTCCTTCTTAATTTTAACCTTCATATATTTATATAATAGAAATTTTGTTTTTTTAGTTTATTATGTATATTTGCCACCTGATTGATTCATTTTAGTTAGACCCCTCACCGCTTCTTTTCTCCTTGTCGTGATACTCTAGGTGGGGGGTTTTCTATTGCACAAAATACTTTCCAAAGTTATTATCTATCTCATAAAACATTCTCATAGCCAAAGCATCTGAATAGTCAGGTGATCTTCCTAAAATCGCCTTTACTGTGTCTTTAGGAATTATTTGTAACTTATTATCTTTGTCAGCATCCTTAGTTCTTACCTGCTCACATTCTTCTATAATTGAATTCTTAACATTTACATCTGAACAACTTATACCTATCTGACCTTTGTTTATCAAGTCAGCTAACTTGTAATAGCATTGGGTTTTTAAATTTTGATAGTTCTCATTTTTTAATGGCTTAGAATTGTTTACAAACCCCCTGCATCTTAGGTAATCTTTAACACCACCACCAACACCATCTTCATCAACTATGATGTTAGTCAAATTAACTTGATTCTCTTGTTGTAGTTTCTTAATTTCATCCACAACGTCATTTACAGCCGATTTAAGCAACGTTCTAACATATCTAAGGTGTAACCCTTGCCAGAGCATTATAACCGTTTTATCAACCCCAAAACGTGCCACATCACAAGTTATGTATTTGTCACCCTCAATTCCCTTTTGATTAAACAGACTTAGTATTGCATCATATTGAATCAAGCTGTCATTAGTAACATCATATTCCCAATTCCCATACAGCAGTCTTTGTTTACTTAGTTCATCTAGTTCAAATAGCTGCTTTTCATAATGCTTAGATATATAGGTGTTGTCACCAACTAAAGATTGTATAAACTTTTTGTAAGGTTTTATTGTCTTATCTTTTGCAGGTCTATAATATTCTGAATACACCCAATTCTTAGCAGGGTTGCAAGTCATTAGCATTTTAGGAATTAATCCGTTTTCATCTAACTTATATCTAAGTCTTGATGCTACTACATTCTTTGCCTTTTCGGTTATTTGGTTTGCTTCATCTATAAATGCTGATGTTATTTCTAAAGAACCTAAGCTGTCAAAGTTCCTGTCGCTTGGGTATAAGAATAAATCTTTAAGTATTATTTCTGAACCATTGTAAAAGGTAATCACATTACTTGATCCATTAAAATTATAATCTTCAATAGCTTTTAAATTCCAAGCCGTGCATACTTCAAAGAAAGTGTTTAGTGTTGTCTTTTTTAAAGCATCAAGTTTTGACCTTCCCATTAAGTATCTAGTCTTAGGATATTTAATAGCCATTAATATTAAATAGCTAACACCCACCCAAGACTTGCCACCACCTGCTGCACCACCAAATAACACCTCTTTTGTTTTATTGTCAAATAGGTAATTTAGACATTCTTTTTGTGTCTTAGTAAATTCAGGATTAATCTCTAAGGTCAATGTTTATTTTTATCTTTTCATCACCTGATGTTAAGTCCACCTTGTTCGTTTCATTCCAGCCAAGTCTAGTCTTTGCAGCGTGTATCACAACTGATGGCACTTTGTCTTTTACACATTCGTAATACTTTGACTTAATAAAGTCCTGTTGGATGTTTTCTATTTCTTTAACTTTAGCAGCAAATTCTTCATCTTCTTTCAACCACTTGTAGAAGTTTGTTCTGCTTAGGTCAGTTGCTTTTAAAGCTGTTGTTATTACTCCTAGTGAGCTTTCTAAAGCCTTTAATAATCTTTCTTTGTTAATCTTTGTTCTATTTTGTTCCATTTTCAAATAATTTTT